ACTGCGCACAGACACTGCCAAAAATGACAAATTTGAAACTATGAAAGGAAGGCCGCCAAAATCAGAGGCAAAGCATAAAGAATCCGGCACGTATCGTGCCCATCGCCACAGCACGCGATTGAAAACAAACCCAGATGATGATCTGCAACCACCGGAACATTTTACACCTGAACAGGCGGCTAAATGGAATGAGGTGGTGAATCACCTAAAGTCGTTTGATATACTGGCTGAACAGGATGCAGACAGCATTGCAACCTATGTGCAGTCTGTTATCCTGCAACGTGCTATGTTTATTGAAATGCAGCGCACTGGCATCCATGATGGCGAAAAAACATCTGCTGCGTTTAGGGTGTATCGTGACCTGGAAAACGTGATAAAACCACTGCGTGAACAGTTCGGGTTTACACCGAGGGCTAGGCAGTCAATACACGTGAAACCGAAGGACACTAAAAAGGTGGATCCGATACTGGCCATCCTGTCAAAGAATAAAAAAGCGGTCTGATGCTGGAACTATACCAGGGGTATATAAAAAAAGTGCAATCCGGCATCGTGCCTGTATGCGATTATGTACGCATGGCAGTTGACCGGCAACTGAATGACCTGAAACGCCAGCGAAGGCCTGATTTTCCGTTTTACTTTGATGAACAGGAGGCTGACCGATGGATTAGTTTTATATCCATCCTTCGCCACACATCAGGCGAATGGAAGGGCCAAAATTTCAACGTGCAGGATTTTCAGGCGTTCAGGTGGGCCTGTCTGTTTGGGTGGCAACGCACTGACGGAAAGGGCAGGAGGTTCAGAAGGGCATTTGTAGAGGTGGCCAGGAAACAGGGCAAAACTGAAGAGGCGGCCGCCATCATGTTGGGCGGTATGATTATTGATGACGAACAGACAGCACAGATTTACAGCGCAGCTACAACACGACATCAGGCAAAAATTGTGTACAATGCTGCCAAAATGATGGGCCGGTCATTGCGCACAGACAGTGATACAATGGCTGAGGGGTTGAAGGTGATGCAGCATCGCGTCATTTGGAATCCGACTGATTCATATATGGAGGCGTTATCAGCCGAGGCTGGCACACTGGATGGCCTGTCGCCACACGTGGCTGTTATAGACGAGTTTCATGCGCATCCGTCGAACGAGGTACTAAAGGTTATTGAAACCGGCATGGGCGCACGTTCGCAGCCGCTGACCTATATCATCACTACTGCCGGATTCAATTTTGAATCGCCCTGGTTCCATTTGCGGCAAAACTGCATTGACATCCTGCGCGGACTAAAAACAGATGAGACATTTTTCGGGGTTATCTACACACTGGATGACGGTGACGACTGGAACGACCGCACTACATGGGTAAAGGCGAATCCGCAGATAGGTATCACACCTACATGGGAGTTCATGGAATCTGAACACACAAAAGCGGTGAATGAGGGTGGCAGGTCAGAGGTCGAATTTAAGACAAAGAACCTGAATATGCCTGTGGGTGTATCTGAGGTGTGGATACCTGATGAACTTTGGCAGGCGTGCCCGACAGATATTGACATAAACGCACTGGCTGGCCGTGAATGCTATGCAGGTATAGATTTTGCGTCTGTGTCCGATTTTACGGCCATGACGCTACTATTCCCACCGCAGCAACCAAATGAACCGTACATCGCACTGCCATATTTTTGGATACCTGAAGAGGTGCTAAAAATGCGTTCACGCGATTTGCCTGACATCCTGCGCTGGCAACAACAAGGTCTGGTGAATGTTACACCTGGCAACGTGACCGATTATGATTATTTGGCCGCTGAGGTGGCACGTCTGCGCACCCTGTACGATATTCGGGCAATAGGTTACGACCCACACAACGCATGGCAGACGATAGCTAAACTGGAGGCTGACGGCCTGCCAATGGACAAATTCAGTCAGGGTATTATGAATATGTCGCCACCGTCGAAGGAATTTGAACGGATCGTCAGGAACCGGATGCTGAATCACGGCGGGAATCCGGTATTGCGATGGATGCTACAAAACTGCGTGCCGTATTACGATGCAAACGAAAATCTGAAAATCAGAAAAATGAAAGAAACGCGTGGCGCAAAGATTGACGGCATTGTTTCCACTATCATTGCCCTGGGCGAATACCTTAAAAATCCGGTATCAGACGTTTATTCGCAGGCTGATGTGTTCTACATCTAAATCCTAAACAATGGCACGAACACACAAAAAATTAGATGATTTCAGGGTGTTCATGCGCCTGTATTATGACCTGCATGAAACAACAGATACCTATGCACAGACGTATGAAAGAACCGAACAGTTTTATGAAAACCTATACGGCAAACGACTGTTCACAGGGTTCGGCGCGTTTCATTCGTACAAATCGCGATACCTGAAACTAATAAAAATATGATGCTGTTTAACACTATTCACTGTGTATCTTTGCATCAGTTTGAATGTGTGTATTGATGATGATTATATCATTAAACGGCCGGCAGTAATGTTGGCCGTTTGTTTTATACCTAATTGCGCAAATGGCGCATTAATTGCGCGTAATTTTGTACGGCAATGGGAATCGTTGATAACATATTGCGCGTGTTTTCGCAAAAACAGACAGGTGAACAGCGTTCATCCCTGACACATCCGGCAGAATGGATGTACACCTGGTTTGGTGGCAAACCTACACGGTCAGGGGTAAACGTGAACGCAGATACTGCACTGACGCATGCAGGTGTTTACGCGTGCGCAAAAATACTGGCTGAATCTGTTGCATCGCTGCCGGTATCCCTGTACATGACCGAATCAGACGTAACACGCGAACTGCGTAATGATACGCGCACGCGACTGATTGGCAGCGAACCATCCGAATTATACACGTCATTTGATTTCCGGTCAACAGCTATGCTGCATCTGGCCCTGCACGGCAATTTCTATGCTGAAATAAAACGTGACGGCAACATGCGGCCTAAAGAACTGCGCATCATCGAAAATCCTAATTGGGTCAGACCTGAACTGGATTCAACCGGTATGCTGTGGTATCGCATCTTTGACGTGCAAACGTCTGCCGGTGGCTACACTGAACGCACAGAACCACTGAGGCCCCGTGACATCATACATGTAAAGGGGTTGTCAGTAAATGGCCTGGAGGGCAAATCACCTATTGCTGTATTCCGTGAAAACATCGGCCTGGGTATTGCTACCACACAAACACAGGGCAGCCTGTGGAAAAACGGCACACTGATTTCAGGCTACCTGAAACACCCTGGTAAACTGGCGCCAGATCAGGTGCAGAACCTGCGCGATACATGGCAGTCACGATATACAGGCCGTGACAACGCGGGTAAGACGCCAGTACTGGAAAACGGTATGGAATTTATACCGCTGTCACTGAAACCGGCCGATGCTATGTTTTTAGAAACAGCAAAACTATCCCTGCACGATGTTTGCCGGATTTACCGCATCCCTCCCCACATGGTAGGCGACCTGGAACGCAGTACAAACAACAACATCGAACATCAGTCACTGGAGTTCGTGCGTGACACCCTGCGGCCCTGGCTTAAAAATTGGGAACAGGAACTGAACCGCAAATTGCTGTTTGACAGTGAAAAATCACGCATGTTTTTCAGATTCAACGTGGATGCGCTGCTGCGCGGTGACACTAAATCACGGGCCGAATACTTCACGCGTGCATTAGGCAGTGTGTCTAATCCAGGATGGATGACACCTAATGAGGTCAGGTCACTTGAAAAAATGAATCCAATTGAAAACGGGGATACCATCTACAACCCCACACTAAATAACGAAGCGCCTGACAGCATTCAGGCCGACAATTTGAACGACAATGCAGAAGCAAGTCAGGCATCATAAATCGGGCGTGGAAACACGCGAGGCGCGGCCATGCGTTCAGGGTGTTGAGGTTCGCATGACACAGGACGGACAGCCTGAACTATTCGGTTATGCCCTGAAATGGGATACTGAATATCGTGTTGGCTGGTTCACAGAGCGCATTGCACGCGGTGCATTATCTGATGCAGATATGTCTGATGTGCGCATCCTGTTTAATCACGATCCTAATATGGTCATTGCCAGAACAGCATCAGGCACGGCCACTGTTGGCATGGATGACACTGGCATGTATTATCGTGCCAGCATCCCGAATAGCCCATTTGGGCAGAACCTGATTGAATCCCTGAAACGTGGTGACATCACACAGTCATCATGGGCATTTTCAATCCGCGAGAAGGGTGATAAATGGGAATACCGTGAAGGTGTGGGCGATATTCGCACGATTACATCAGTTGACACTGTGTATGACGCATCACCTGTCACCTATCCGGCGAATCCTGACACATCTGTTGCCACACGTTCATACAAACGCAACGGTGGCGAATACGAATCTGAGGGAACGCCACAAACGCAGTTGATTGAATCAATCACTGAACTGCTGAATGATACCACCGAGTATGTTGATTGTCTGAATGAAAAGGCAGACATGATGATAATGATTGCATCGGTGAATGCTGACCTGAAACCTGTTGCTGATGAACTATCGGCAAAGGCTAAAACAAAGGCCGCTGAACTGACTGCATTCATCACCGAACTGGCGGCTGCTGTTCCTGTGGCATTGACCGGCATATTGCCGGATGCTGCACAGGATGAACAGCAGCGCAGTGAACACATTGAAACACTAAACTGCCTGGGTCGCGCACTTTCGAGGCTTGAGGCTATCCACAAACAAAAACAATAAAAACGACATGACAACTGGTATCCAGGGTCTGTACGACCAAAGGGCGCGACTGATTGAACAGATGGTTGCCCTTCCTAAAGCTGCTGCTGCTGAAGGCAGGGCGATGTCCACCGAGGAATCTGAAAAGTTCGCCAAAATCGAAAAGGATGAAGCGCAACTGACAAAGACCATCGAGGCGCACGAATCAGCGGAGCGCATGGAGGCCCGCATGGCCGGCAAGCACTTCGAATCTGTTGACAAGGCAGCGCCGAAGCAAGACCGCGACAAGGCAGCCGACTACCGCAGCGCATACCTGAATTTCCTGCGCAAGGGCAACGCGAATCTGTCACAGGAAGAGCGGTCACTACTGGCAGAAAAACGCGGAACGTCCAATCAGGTGGTAGGTACTGATTCCCTCGGTGGCTATCTGGTGCCTGACCTGTGGCAGCCGGAAATTGAACGTGCTATGCTGGACTATTCCGGCATCCTTCAAGCCTGTCGCGTTCTGCGCAGTGCTACCGGCAGCACCCTGTTCTGGCCTACAGAAGACGACACGACAACCAAAGCGGTGAAAATTGCTGAGGCTGGTGCGTTCACGGTTCAGGATCTGACGTTCGGACAAAAGCAACTGGATGCCTACAAATACGGCACGATTGCTAAGGTGTCATGGGAACTGTTGCAGGACAACACCTACAACATCGAACAGGAACTGCGCACGGTGTTTGCACCGCGATTCGGCCGAAAACTGAACGAGGACTGCACGACCGGCAACGGTTCGGGCAATCCTAACGGTGTTGTTACCGCATCAACCCTGGGCAAAACAGCCGCATCCGCCACTGCGTTCACCTATTTGGAGATCCTTGATCTGAAACACGCCATTGATCCGGCATACCGCAACAGTCCGTCATTCGGATTTATGATGAATGATGCTGTGCTGTTGGCCATCAAAAAACTGGTTGACAGTGAGAACAGGCCGCTGTGGATGCCTTCGTATGTTGCCGGTCAGCCTGACCGCATTGACGGCACACAGTACTGGATTAACCAGGATATGGATTCATCCATCAACGCCAGTTCCAAACTGATTCTGGCCGGTGATTTCAGCAAATACATCGTTCGTATCGTGCAGGATATGATTTTTGCACGCCGCGATGAACTGTATTCTGAAAACGGTCTGGTCGGATTCCAGGCATGGATGCGTTTTGACGGTGAGTGCATCAACACTGCCGCCATCAAACACCTGATAACTGCCGCATCCTAATGAAGGTACGCATTTTGCAATCGTGTGCGGCTGGTGATCCTGATACCGGCGAACAAATCAGCCTGGCTAAAAATCAGGTGATTGTTCTGGGTACTAAATTGGCCGTTAGCCTGATTAAAGGCGGTTTGGCCGAAGAGGTACGCGAGAAGGAAACAGCAGCCGCACCGATGCAGGGTATTGAAAGGCGTAAGAAATAAACACAATGGCAACGACAGACGCACAATTACTCTCGCTCAGGCCGCCATACGTAGCGTTAGAATGGTATCGCAGCCGCACAACAGCATTCACCGTCACGGTGGAGGACAGTGCAGGCACGCCTATCAATCTGACCGGCGCAACGGCAACGATGCAGGTCAAAAGTGCGTCTGGTTCGGTGCTGTTGACGCTGACTACTGTGGGCAATGCAGGTATTGCGCTGACGAATCCGACACAGGGGCAAATGACAATTAGCCCCGAGGCGGTCGGAACAGGCAGTCTGCCTATATCAAACGTGCTGAACACAGACCTGAAACTGACGCTATCATCTGGCGTGGTGTATGTCCTGTTTAGATCCACTATCACACTGATTGACAAAATAACTGCATAGTCATGTCGGATATTCAGGTAACACTAAACAGCAGTAATATCACGGTTCAGTTCCCTGTATCTATGGTAGGGGCTGGCGTTCCATCCGGCGGCACTGCCGGTCAGTTGATTGTAAAGGATACATCAACGGACTATGATACCAGTTGGACAACCATTGCAGCCATATTAGGCGCATTGCCTGTGTATAACAGCAATGATGCTGCTATTGCTGCCGGTGTCACAGCATATCGTGCAGGCGCAGCCCATGATGCTGCACTAAAGGGAACTATCATATACATCACGGCATGATCTGGAACGACTATTCAACAACGCACAGTCCGTACTACACAGGCTATACGGTCAGCAGTGAAACCATCAGTGAGGAACTGCCGGTGGCCATTGAGGATGCGCGTGCGCAACTTCGCATGGATGACCTGCGCCATGACGATGAATACCTGATGCTGTTGATTCGTGCGCAGTGCGACATCATTGAACGGTCATACCAGTGTTCGCTGCTGAATAAAACCGTGACTGAGAATCACAGACAATTCCCGCTGTCATCCATCACACCGATGGTTATTGCGGGCCTGTGGCCGATTGGCAGTATCACATCGGTTCAGTATTACAACAGCGCAGGAACACTGCAAACATGGGCATCATCTGAATACACTACTAACATCAGCTCGGGGTGTGTTACAATCATGCCCAAATCAAACTACACCTATCCGTCAGATTTGGCGGTCAGGCCTGATGCTGTTCAGATTACCTATGTGGCAGGTTACGGCACATCGTCTGCATCAATACCTGATAGTGTGCGTTTGGGCCTGCTGTCACGCATAGGTCGTGCCTACACGAATAGAGAGGATAGCCCTGAACAGGTGTTTAGTATGTCTGATGTGTTATTACAGCCGCTGCGGCGCTGGATGTAAACTGTTTGTAAAACTGACAGGCATGGCAAAGGCTACACAGATAGGCGACAGGCGACACCGGATCGCGATTGAAAAACCGGTTACATCGCGCGGAACATCGGGTCAGGAACTAATGACATGGGAAACACATTGCAATGTGTGGGCTAAGGCAACATGGCGAAGTTCAGGAAACAAAGATGATATGATGGCAGACAGGCTAACGGTGCAAACTGCTGTCACGTTTGACATTATGTATCGCGATGGATTGAATGAAAAAATGCGCATCAACTTTGAGGGCGATTTGTATGACATCCTGTACTTTCAAAAACCGGATTTCAGGCAATCCCTGATAATTGTAGCACAAAAACAAGACTAAAGGCAAAGGCATGAAATTAGGCCAATACATATATGCTAAACTATCTGCTACCAGTGCTGTGACGGCGCTGGTCGGAACGCGCATATATCCGGTTTTCGTGCCTGAGGATTCAGTATATCCTGCCATTGTGTTCACTGTGACCAATCAGCCAACTGATGATCAGAAGGACAGGAAATCAGACCATGATACAGCGCAGGTAACATTCACATTTTGGGCTGAGGTGAAACAGGGTGCTGATGCGTATGCAGCACTGGATAATGTTGACCTGGCCGTCAGGAATGCACTGGATTTTGTCACAGGTACTGCCGGTGGCGTGACTGTTGAGGGGTGCAAATACATCAGCAGTGCGGATGGCATGGATGAAAACATCATGTTTCTGTCGCGCACAGCGGTTTATCAGTTCATAACACGCAACTGATAGGGCGATGGCAATTGAGGCAACACAGAAGGAAATAAACGCACTGATACTGCAAATCAGGCGCATGAGCAAAGAGGTGCAGAAAAAGGCAATTGACGACCTAAAGGACAGTGCAGAACTGATGTCAAACGCCATCAGGGTGCGCGTGCCAGTTAGCCCTAAATCACACAGCAGGTACAAACGTGTTGCAAAGTCAGGCAGACGAATGCCGAAGGGGTACGGGGTGAAGGCGGCAACATACAGGCCTGGAAACCTGCGTAAATCGTTCAGGCGGCTGTCACTGCGAAGAATGAAAACTGCCGTGATGGTAGGGCCATTATTAGGCGGTAAAACAATTGACGGTTATTATGCGCACTTTGTGAATGACGATGTCAAAATGACTAACGGCAAAATCAGGGTGGGTAAAAAATTCGTGGATGCTGCCGTCAGTGCAATGGGGCCAACAACACTAAATAATATGGTCAACAGTCTGCGCCTGCGCGTGGAAATGGAGGCCAAAAAACAGGGATTATGAAAATTCAACTAATCAAA